TTACATATCCTGAAAGTGATGGAATATCTGCAGTAAATGCTACAGTACCGCTTTCATTTTTAAATGTAATTGTACGATCTTCAGTTGGATCAGTGAATTGAAGTGTAGTCTCGTGACTATTAGCAGTTGCGCCTTCTACAACAATTGATCCATCGCTTAAATATAGTCCACTTATTGTTGGTGATGTAAGTGTCTTATTTGTAAGAGTTTCAGTTCCTGCAAGAGTTGCAAAATCTGCATCTGTTAATGCGGTATTAAAATCAGCAATTGATCCTGTTACAGTGTTTCCACTAAGAGCAATTGATTTATTTGTTAATGTGTCTGTTGTATCACGAAGAACTACTTGTCCAGTTGCATCTGGAAGTGTAATAGTTCTATCTGCGGTTGGATCAGTTACTTGAAGTGTAGTTTCATTATCATTTGCAGTTGCACCTTCAAATGAAATACTTGATTCAAAAACACCAACTGCTGCGGGTGCTGCCCACTCAATTCCGTTTGTCGCTGAAGTGTTTGCTGTGAGCACGTATCCGTTTGTACCCGCTGCAAGGCGAGTTACAGCATCTGCACCTGAAGCAACTAGCAAATCACCTTTGGCGTCTACTAGTGCTTCTGTTAATATATCGTGTGAGTTAACGGTCGCAGTTGATCCTTCAACTATCAGTCCCGCTTTTACTCTAAAGTCTTTTGTTACTGTTGCCATCTTTTATCTCCTAGGTTAGGCCTTTAACCCTATACGCAAATAGCGTAGAGTTATAGGTGTAATTCCCCCTACTGGAATAACAGTTAATGAAACTGTATCTCCAGCCCTTGAAACAGAGATGGTGCCAATATTCCCATCATTGTCTATAGTTCCATACTCGCTAACATTTGTGTTGCTTGCGTCAGCAAGAATACTTAATTCTGTAGCATAGTATTTGTTTGCTCCACCTGCTACATATTTGAGAGAGATCATGTATTTTACTGCTCTCCACTCAGTGGCAGAAAAACTATCAAAAACAGTTGAGTTTTCAATACCAGTTATTGTTGACTCATTGTTGCCGTCTGAACCAAGATCTGTAGACCTAGCAGAAGTACTATCAATTAAATCTACATAGTTTTCTTGCGTTGGTCTATCGCCAGTTTCAAACAGGCTTTTAACGTTTGCTGTTGATATCTTTGCCATACCGCAATTATATCATTATATGTTAGAGTATATAGTTATTAACACCAATAACTTGAAGGCCAATACCAGGAATATTTGCATTTGCTGAAACAATTCCTATTGTAGTAAATCTAACTCTAAAGGGCAAAACCTCATTAATTTTTATTGAGTTTGCTTTGTAAATTATTTCAGATAATGGGTAGCCAATAGAGTTTACATTGTTTACTTTTTGACTATCTGTGTCAACGATTACAGCATAAGCCATTATGACTCTTGACCGTTTGTAATGTCCTCAATGATTGTTAGGGTGCCACGAGCAACTGTCCAAACCCTAGTTGCATCACTTAATTCAATATCAAAAATATCACCTGTGTTAAGGCTTCTTGACTCTGCAGATGTTACGGATACTGTAAATTCTCCATCCCCATCCTCTGCTGTGGCTACTGGATATAATGTTAATACGCTTGTTGGATTTGCATCATTAAGATTACCCGCTACCGTCGGTCTTTTAATTTCCATTTCAATTGTCCACTCAGAAATTACTAGTGGTTCTTTGTCATCATCTGTTACAAATACCCGAAATGCTGCGGTGTCACCTTTTACAAGCGTCCAGTTTACGGTTGGTGGGGTAGATCCAACAGAATATGAACTTTGTGATTGATTTCTAAATGTGGCCATAACTTAATTATTATACCACTAACTAATGATAATATTATAAATATTTTTTATTTTATGCGGGTATTTGACTCAAAAAACCAAACAATGGTATAATTAATGTATGCTACCTACTTGGTAGCATTTGTTCTCTAGGAGGTAATTTACAATGAGAGAATCTAATGCTTGGCTAGGGGTATTTACGTTAGTTATTTGCAGTACCGTTTTTGTGGGTACAGCAAAGGCTACAAATGAAAACAACTTACTAATTAAAGAGTCTGTCAAGTCTGCCACCCAAAAGGTGGCCTTTTTGGTTTCTAAAGACAAAAAATTAGAAAAGTATGAAAATGCTCATAATTTAACTGATGAGCAACTGGTGGATATGTTACGTCATGTGGGGTTTGAAGGAAAGACTTTGAGGTCTGCTTGTGCTATTGCAAAGGCAGAGTCTAATGGTCGTCCTCTTGCTTTTAATGGTAATGTAAAAACTGGAGATAATTCCTATGGTGTATTTCAAATAAATATGCTTGGAGAATTGGGGTCAGATCGTAGAGAGAAATTTGAGTTGGATTCAAATGCTGAGTTATTAAACCCAGTAGTGAACGCACAAATTGCTCTTCATATGACTAAGGGTGGAAAAGATTGGTCTGCTTGGAGTTCCGTAAATGGAAAGCGGTATCAAGAATGGTACAGCAAATATCCATGTAAGCAATAAATATTAACTTAATACCCCATCATTAATTTGGTGGGGTATTTTTATTTATATTCCTTTGTTTGTCTATATTGTATTTTATATGTATCAAAAAACCTACTACGAAGCAAACCCGTTATTTTGTTTTGATTAGTAAGATGACTTTCTTGACCAATCTCTATTTCCCAAGAATCTCTCTTAAAGGGAATAACCTGAGCAACGGGGGTTCCTGCTGGAATTAATCCTTCAAATTTCCAATCATTTAAAACAAATGGAAAATTAACTGGAGCCGTATATTTATCTGTATCTACAACTCCGTCAAGAATTGTAAAAACAGATTCACGGTGCATTGGTGCTGTAAATAAAACTGAGTATCCTGGAGGGGTTTGGATAGACCAAGGATTAATAAATTTTGGATAAGACCCTCCTTCTGAAAGATTGTTTTTATTTGGATGTGTTGGTGCCTGTTCTAGTGGGTGCCAACCAATAGGAGCAAATGATGGCCATTCATACCAAGGTATTGTGTTTCCAGTTTTTTCGCCATTTTGATTAAATGTTGGCTTTTGAGAAACAAAAATATCTGTATATGTAGTAATTATATATCCTGAAACAATAGCATCAAAAACTGGCATACAGCGTTTAATGGTTGCTGTCGTGTTTCCATCTCCAGATGGTTTTTTTTCGCCATTTGTATAGGATTCAAGATTTTTATACCAATCTGGTACAAAAGATGATGCTGGTTTTGGAGAATACTCTTCGTGAACACCCATGGTATTGGTAAATGTTATTTTCATTGATTCCTTTTATTTTTTTGTATATTTAGAGTTTAGAAAATCTATAAAAGTATATATATACTCATTTATTTTTTCATTTTTTAAATCTGGAACTGTAGAAATTTTTAATATTTCATTTTTAAAGTATTGCCACTTATCAGAAAAATCTGGTTGTATTTTAGCAAAATTTGTATCTTCTCTTGTTGCTCGCAAAGAATAGCATGTGTCTAAATAAACATCTTCTATTGACCAAATCCACATTAAATCGTGATTTGGAACATTTTTTTTAACATTTTGCATACTTCTGATTTTCCACGGAGTTGGTGAATTTTCATAGTGATCTAATAAAATACAGTCATAGCGATCACTTGTTTTATAATCTTCTATATCGCCAATCTCTATTGTTATTTTTTCTGGCAACGAGTTGTTTTCTAAAAAAATATCAACAACTTCTTGTGAAATTTCTATTATTTTTATAGATTCTACATTTTCTTTAGATGCAAGCCATAATGGAAGCATCCCAAATCCTAAACCACTCATTAAAATTTTGCCATATCCAAGATCATAACTTGAATATAGTTCTTTGTGGTGTTGGCCTGTTTTTATATTTAAAGCATTTTCTTGTTTACCTTGGCGATATAGTTTATAGGTATTTTCATTAATTTTTATAACATCTATGTCTTTTTTATAAGTTTCTTTTATTTTTATTTTTGGAATGTTTTTTGAATCATACATAAAAATATACCCCCACTTTTAATTTTAAACTTCTTCTACAGGAACATCTTCTTCTGGAGAATGAACAACATCCCAAACTCTGAATTCTTCGTTCCAAATATACTCTAAGCCATTAGTTGGATAAGGAGATTTCCATGATCCATCTATATCTGTCCAGCCTACACCAATAGTTCCATTATCTTCAATTATTGTACCATCAAAATTTTCTTCAACATATTCTTTTGAATCTGCAACAATTGCATTAACAACAACATTATCTTGAATAATTAACCAGTTTGTCATTTTATATATCACTTTCCATAAACATAGATTACTCCTGATTTACCTAATCCGCCTGATCCGCCTGCTTTACCAGCACCGTTATTAGTTCCAGATCCACCGCCACCACCGCCACCACCGCCTGCTCCGTAAGAAGTATTTGCGCCTCCTCCATTGCCTCCTGTTGAGTTAGCACCACCACCAGAACCGCCATTTCCAGCACCTAGATTGCTTGTGCCACCACCTGATGCTCCTGCATTTGGAGCGGCTCCGCCCCCACCGCCTGCTCCTCCATTAGTTCCAGAATAATTTACCGCTCCAAGACCAGTAAAGTTTCTTGAAAGATTGTTTGCTGTGTTATTTACGCCTCCTGCATTAGAGGTGGTATTTCCAAAACTTCCCCATGTTCCGCCAGCACCGCCACCGCCACCGCCACTAGAAAGTGTTGATGTTATTCCTGCAGCATTACCGCCAACTGTATTTGTTGAAATTGTTAAAAGATTACCAAATGCTGTTTGACCTCCAGCACTTGCTGAATTTCCTGCTGCACCAATATTTACTGCGTATGTAGTCGTAGGTGTGGTTACTGCATCTTCAAAACTTGCTAATGCAGCAGAAGTTCCGCCAGTACCACCGCCACCGCCACCAATACTTAAGAATCTTCCTTGATCGTTATAGTATCCTGATCCGCCAGAACCACCGCCCGCTCCACCGCCAGTAGCAAATACTGCAAGTCTTGTTATTCCAGAAGGAACTACATAGTTACCAGAAGTTGTAATTGTTGAAAGAAGTGAATACTGAGAATCTGTTGTTATTGAACTACTTGCACTAGAAGCAGCAGATGTTCCATTATCATTTGTTGCAGTAACGGTAAAAGTATAAGCAGTTCCACCAGTTAGTCCAGTAATATTAATGGTCCCAGAACCTGCTTGACTTAGTGTTCCAGTACCACCTGCTGGAGAAGATGTAGCAGAATAAGAAGTAATTGTTTTTCCACCATTGTTTTCTGGGGCTGTAAAAGCAATTGTTGCAGTTGTTACTCCTGTTGTAGTTGCTGCTCCAATTGTTGGGGCACCTGGAACTGAAGTAACAGTTATAGCATCTGATGCAACGCTTGCTATTGGTGATGTTGCTGTTGAATTAGTTGCTGTTGCAGTAAAAGTATAATTTGTATTTGATGATAATCCAGCAACTGTAACTGGAGATGTGCCACTGCCAGTAAGAGACCCAGGGTTTGAAGTAACTGTAAAGGATGTTGGTATTCCACCTGTTGCGCTAGCAGTTACTGTTACAGACGCTGCTGCATCATTAAAGTTGCGGCTAGTTCCAACATCTGTTGCAGTTGGTTGTCCAGGTGTGTCTGGCACATCTGGAATTGGTGTGTTTCCAGCCTGAGCGACATTATATTTAACGCCTGATAATCCTGAATTACTAGCCTTACGAATTGCCATTATGAAATTTCACTTCCAAACGCTGAGAATGATAGATTTGCTGTAGATCCAAAAACTCTAATTACGTCGCCAGCAGCAAGTGTAACTCCAAGTGTTAACATTGTTGTATCGCTTGCTCCTACTGTTGCTCCATAAACAATATAGTGTTTTTCTGTTGTGGTTGCATCTGCTGATGGGCGTACTGCAATTCTATATGTTGCTGAACTTGCTGCTTGATTACAAATTGCAATAGTTGAAACAACTGTGCTTGTTGATGAAGGCACTGTGTACAATGTACCTTCTGTAGTTGCTGCAGGGTTTGATTGACCTAATACTTTATATGCTGTTGCCATTATTTTATCCTCCCATCATCATAAATATATCTGGAAGACCGCTTGCGTCGCTCCATGATGAAATTGTACCATCACTTTTTAGATATTTTCCATTTTGTCCAACTGGAGATGGTAAAACTGTTGTCCAACTACTACCAGTGTAAACTTGTATTTCATTTATTGTTGTTCCACCTGAATTTTGCCTTATTAAACATATTGTTCCTGCTGTGGGCGATGTAATTGATGCATCTCTTGCTGCTGGATTGAGATAATTATTTATACCCTTTTTTGCAACAAGGGATTCAAGCATTGTTACAGCAGATAAATAAGTTTGTAAACCAGCCCACTCAAAAGTTCCAGATGTATCTGTTTTTCCAGAGAGTTCATACCACACATCATCTGCTGCACTATAAATAAATCCTGGTTTTCCGTCTGTATTAAATGATGTTGGCATTAAATCACCTGATCAAAATCACTAGTATCACCATTGTAGACATATAACTCTATAGGACTTGATCCTTTTTTAATCCAAATAACTCCATTTGCTAACCCAGTTGTTGGCTCTGTTGCTGTGTAAACAGATGTTGCTGATATGTATCCTACTGGGGCTGCTGCATCCTTGTCTACCCAAATATATCCATCTGGTATTGTTGCAGAAAATGCTGTAAATGCTGCTGCAGTTGGAGCAGTTGTAGTTACTCTTGAACTATCTCTTGCTGCTAACTCTAATGCAACTTGATCATCTATCTGATCTTGTAAATCATTAATTGTGTAAGCAATAGATGGATTTAAAAGTTCTTCTGGATCTGTTTCTGCGGTATCAAAATCATACGACCCATAGTGGTATGCTCTTAAAGCATCTTGAATGTTAGCATCATCAACTAATGCTGGAATTTTGGTTGGTACTAAACTTCCTATGTTTTCTACAGCCATGTGGTCACCTCTGTAAAGATTATACCATTTTTGTTAAACTATAGAGATAAATAAATGAACTGTCTTACTTCCAGTAAGATTTGACCAAGTACCACCGCTATATTGAACTGCGTCAAAATTTATGACTAGGTTTGTTCCAGCCCCTGCTAAAGCAGGAATCTCCATAGATGAAGCAATTGGGTTTGCTCCTTCAATCTGAAACTGGACATTGAAATTTGAAGCGGTAAGTGGTGAACCACTAACTGTTACTATGTTTGATATTGGAATAGTTATTGATCCTGCGCCAGATGTAAAGGCAATTGTTTCTACAGAGGAATAAATTGCTGGACTTACCTTTAAAACTTGAACCCAAGTATTTGCACCAGCCTGGGAAATATACTGATACATATATCCATAATTTTCTCCTGGGGCGGTATTAATATACATATCATTTAAAATTAAAGTATTTCCAAACAAAACACCGCTTGATGTTAACGCATTAGGCTCTCCAGAACCAACAATAAATTTACTGCCACGAGTTCCTTGTGGACCAATATCAACTAATAAATCAATTGAATCTGGTGGTCCTATAACAACGACATCGTCAGTATTTAATAATACATCAACCATTATGAATCATCTGCTCCAGTAATGTCATCTGTTACTGTTATTGATCCAGTTAAAAGTGTATAAACTAATGTAGCCCCAGAATCTATTTGAACATCATATACGTATGTTCCAGCAGCAAGTTCTTCACCAGCCCCTGGTAAAATTGTACAAGTTACGGTATCTGCTCCACCATCAACAACTGCTTGCATTTCATACTGAGTTTTGTTTTCACCTCTTTGATTTGCAACAAAAAAATCTGCGTTATATCCTGTTAAGTCAAAAGCGTCACCGTTTGCAGTTTTTGGACGGATTACAAATTCATACCTATCACCACGGTAGTAATTAAAATTATATGTGCCTGGAAATGCCATTATTCCTCCTATAACATTATACCATTATGATACTGCAATATATATGCCTTTTAAGACTACTGAGCATTCACTGTCTGATCTAATCTCTGGTTTACCGCCAAAAGTTTTCATGTTGTTATTTAAAAGATATAGGGTTTGGCAAAAAGAAAAATCATATGTATAGCGATACTTTAAATTTCCCAAATATCCGACGGTAGAATTGTCATCATCCACAGAAAAAGTCCTTATCCAAACCTCTGTATTAGTTGAATAAGTTTCTATCTCTAGTTCATATCTTATGTCAACCTTTGCTCCAAGATTGAAGGTTTTGTAGTTTATCTTTCTTGCTGAGTCAGTTATAAAAGATACACAATTTTTAGGAAGATAGGTTTCAATAGAGTTTGGTTTGTCTATCTTTAAGAATAAATCTACCCAGCCATCTTCGTTGCCTCTATCTGGACCTACCCGTATTTTTTCCATATTTAGGCTTTGGTAATATGCCCATCCAGGATATTGTTTTGAAGGGCTGTCATAGGCTTGCCTTATACCGCCAGGCTCTCCAGGATCACCTTTTGGTCCTTTTGGACCTTGGACTCCTTGATCTCCTTTATCGCCTTTAGATCCTTGTGGGCCTGTATCCCCCTTTGGGCCTTGTGGTCCTTCTTCACCTTTTTCACCTTGCATGCCTGGAACAGCAACGTATTCTGTATTTACAGGTGAATCAATTATTTCTGAATATTTTTTTTTCTTATTAGGAAACTCCATGCTTTTAGCCATGAATCATCCTGACTACTTTATTTTTGTTTTAAAAACCTTTTTGCCAATTTTAACAATTGGAGGAATATTTGAATTGGGAGTAGAAATTTTTACAACTGGCATTATAGGCTTCCTCCAGGGGTAACATTTCCAAGTACACAAATTGTTCCAACTACTGGAGTCCAGATTGTGTCTTCTTCTCCACTACCGCCAGGGATAGTAACTTGAAGGTCAAATTGTAATTCTGATACTACTGTTTTATATTGAGTTCCCCAGTTACCAGCGATATCTGCTGGTATAGAGATAATGGCATATCCATCATCCTCTGTTACTGTAAGTTCATCAAGAACTTCTCCTGTAGGGTCATAGGCTGTAGACAGGTATGTCCAGCCATCTGTATCGTAAGCGGTTGTTTCGTCATCTTCAAAAAACTCTACCTTTAAGGTCGCATCGTTTCCACGGACTACGGTCCATTGAATATTTGCTGGCGAGGCGCCATATTTTTCTACTGTAGGAGCACACATAATAATTGATTATACCATTAATATTAATATTTTACTATATAATATTTTTTTTAATTTCAAGCAATAGTCGTTTTTTCATGCTGCTTTTATTAAACCTTCTGTATAGGTCTTCAATTGGTTGGAATGGAATAATAAATTTATGACCCAAGCATGCATTTAATATATTTAGTATTTCTTCTGTTATTTTGTACTCTTTAAAAATTATAGGCCTGTCTGTTTCAAATTTAAGATATGCTAATGGCTCATCTTTTTTAAAATATATGTTTTTTTTATTTTTCCATAATTGATATATTAAAATATGAGGCCTAAACCAAGATGATATATCCCATTTGACAGCACAAACAAAACCATATTCTGGTTGAGATGTTTGATGCAAATATGGTGGAGTTATTGAAACATTTAACTCTTCTTCGCAAAATAACATATAAGAAAAATCAAAATCAGCAGATATTGAATCATCTATAGAACTATGTCTTTCTTTAAACCACCCAGAATATTGATCTTGAATTATTGATCCATCATTATTAAATAATACATTTGCATTAAAGGGTGCTTTTATATAATATAAATTATCTGTTAGTTCGTGTAAGGCTGTACACATTTGATAGCCATTACCAAGAGGATCTTCTCTGTTGTCTCCTGACAACATCGTTATTTTATTTCTTCTTTTTTGTATATCTTTCATAACTGGAATAATTGGTATTTCAAGCAATAATTGTTGGTGCTCTCTTTCAACTATAGCCTCTGGTGCCCAGTAAACAATTATTGGTTTTTTATATATTTTCCCCATAAAAAAATTATACCACTTAAAAAATAAACTGGACACCTAGACGCAGTGGGGTGGGGGGTAGTATCTAGGTGCCAGCAAAAAAATTATAACATTGTGTTTACCAACGATTATGATACAATGTTTTTATAGCCTGGGGGTTCACTATGAAAGAAATTATTTTTTATCCTAGATCAGAGTATATAAAAAATATAATTGATGCTCCAAAAACAACGCATATTCCTGATTGGTATAAAAAAATTCCAGCATATTTAAAAACAAAAGATGGAATAGATAATAAAATGGTTGTTAGCAATGGAGATGTAAATAATTCTATAAAAGCATGCATCCCGTTTTTAGATCCTTTTACGTCTGGGTATTCAATTGTTTTATGGTGTGATATACAGGTAACTAGAGATAATGAAACTGGAGAAATTTTTGTTGCTTGGAAAACAACAGATAATGAGTTAATTCCATTGCAATCTAGAGATGACCCTGGAATCCCAACTCTTTCTGGTTTTGATCCAATGACCTTTTCCTGGGTTTCTCACTGGGGAATTAAAACTCCAAAAGGATATAGTTCTGTTTTTACACATCCTTTTAATAGAACAGATTTGCCATTTTTTACAAGTACTGGAATAGTAGATACTGATGAATGGAGCATATGGGGAAATCAACCATTTTGTTTTAAAAAAGATTTTGAGGGGGTGATCCCTGCTGGAACACCAATCATTCAGGTTTTTCCTTTTAAAAGAGATAATTGGAAATCAAGGATAGATGATTCATTAACAAAGTGGGCAAATGCAGAAAATATGAAAAGTAGAAGCAAGTTTAAAGGATACTACAAAAATAAATATTGGAAAAAAAAGAAATATGAATAATATAACAAAACGTTATAAACCAGGCAATAAAAATAATCGTTATCAAATAGTTATGTTGGCTGCTGTATAAACTGTAAAATCCAGGGTATTGATAGTGTATACTTAAAAATATAAAGAAAAAGAATAACTAGCAAGTAAGGTATTAAGATATCTTATATATAGTAATTAAGGTTTAGTAGATTTAGATTTTTTAGAATTTTGATTAGCGATAAAATCAATTAATATTTCATACAAATGATCCACTTTGTCGGCAAGCCTTTTATGATCTTCCTCTAGGCGGTTAATGGAGTCTTTTAAACTGGATCCAGAATTCGGCTTAAGTTCGTTTAGATAATGTTTTACGAGCCAACGAATTCCTCCGCCAACAATAGCAAGGATTGAAAGAGTTGTAAGGATTAATCGTGCCCAGTCTTCTACTGTCATCATGGTAAACAAATTGTACCATTATTTGAGACTAAAATTCCGCGGGAATTAACAAAGCCGAAAATAGAATATCAAACCATCATACGACATAATATGTGTGACACACACACTAATGTCCCAACGGATGTAATATCTATGTTTGCTTAATATCCCGATATGAGTTATAATGAGATGTGCTAGATAACATTAAACAAATCCTCATTGAAGGTTTGACAAGTAAACTAAAAATACATCATAGTGTTTATAGACTTCCTTGTACCAGCGAATTTCTAGAAGAACTTATCGCCAACACTTTCACAGAAAATGGTTTGATAAACGACTGGCAGCCTAATAGAAGCCATAGCATCAGCGTAGACATGTCTTTAGAGTCAGGCGAGAGTTTCTCTATTAAGTCTGGAGTATACGCAAATAACACACTAACCTTCTCTGGATCCAGGCTAGGCAAATATCAAACCTTAGATGCCATGATATCTAGCGTAGTGGATAATAGTGCTAAGTATTATGTGTGTCTTGCTAAGTCAGACCAGGATTGGTCTTCTGTCCCCGCCGAAAATGAGAAGAAGGTTTATTATTTGTTTATTTTTGATGCCCAAACCTTGATATATGATAGTGGGGTTTGGAACAAAGTTGAAACCAAGTCTGGGGGATATAACTACGTTATGGAGTCTATAGGTATGTCTGCACGTATTAATACATCTATGTCTTCTCAGTTATGGACTAGTGTTAATGAGTCGCTTATTGGTTCCCCGACAAAATTGGAAATATTTTGACAACAAAAGAATGTGGAACTTGTACAAAATGTTGTGAAGGATATCTTCATGCAAATATACGTGGACATGAAATGTCTAAAGGAAAGCCATGCTTTTTTGTTGAGATAGGAAAAGGATGTAAGGATTATGAAAATAGACCAAAAGATCCTTGCATAGATTTTACATGTGGTTGGAAAATAATTGATGAGATGCCAGAAGAGTTTAAACCAGAACTTAGTGGAGTTATTTTTACATGGAGAACTACAGAAAAATTAAATATAAATTATTTAAGATTACACCAAGCACCAGATAATCCAAGTCCACAAATACTTACTTGGGCATTTTTATTTGTGTTAAAAAACAATACAAACCTTCTTTGGGAAGTAGATGGAAAAGCATACTATTATGGATCTGAAGATTTTTGTAATGAGATGAGGCCATTCTTTGGGTGATGAAGTTCGTTCTTGGGATATGATCAATGGGTCTCCTAGGGTTCCAGAAGAGATTATTAAACAGAGATTAGATATCTATCATACATGCCCTGCTTTTAGACCATTGACGCAGACATGTAAAAAGTGTGGATGTTTTATGAAAATGAAAACACAATTAGAAAAGGTTTATTGTCCATTAGGTAAGTGGTAACTACTCTTCAAACGAAGTTTGAGTCTCCATTAGTTTATTAAAGTCTTCTTGCTCTTTATTACATGAACAAGAGTCACAGCACTTTTTTGATTTATTTACCGTGTTGATTATGGTCATACCTTTTGGAGTATGTCTGTGCCATGAGTCAGGATAATTAGATTCCATATTCTTCCATGTATTTTAGTCGTTCATTATATTTTTCTATTGCTTCTTTATTTAAACGTTCTTCTACTTCAAATGGTATTTCGTCTTGGATAATTTTTCCGTTACCCGCTTCTTCTGGGAATAAGGACTCTTCAAGATTTTCTAAGAATGACATAGATAAATTATACACCAATGCTGTATACTTAATATACAAAGATGGGGGAAGTATGTTATTTCACAAACACTTGCTAATCAACGCCAGAGTTGAAAAGCCTATGAAAACTGAAGGTCAGGCAATGGCTTTCTTAGAAAAACTAGTTGAGCGCATTGATATGAAGATTATCAAAGGACCTTTTGCCTCTTACGTTGACAAACCAGGCAATCGTGGACTTACGGCTATTGTAATGATTGAGACTAGCCATATAGCGTTTCATATATGGGATGAAGAAGATCCAGGATTAATGCAGTTTGATTTGTATACCTGCGGAGAATTGAATCTACCGTTGGTTCTACTGGCACTTGGAGAAGACTTTAATATCATCTCTTTGGATTATAATTTATTTGATAGAGAAAAAGGATTTGTTCTGGAAGATAGTGGGCATTGGCCAGAAGAAGGCTCTGAGTACAAAATCTGAAAAATTTCATTTTTACAAAATCTGAATATTTTTCTTAGATGTATGATATGTAATTTTAAAAATAAAAAAATAAATAAATAGTGAGCACACTACTCTGACTCTGTGTAGTGTGTCCTATCATAGTTAGCAAGGGTGCCACCATTTTCTAGGTGGGCCTTGCGTCTTAGTTGCTCAGCAGAATACTCAGCCACTACTTGTCATTTCTAATTAGTCTAATAGAATAAACTAATGCAATAGAGCCAACGAGTAACCATGTAGGGATCTCTATTGCTACACCGCTTGGGTATAGGTTGTTAATATAGAAAGAGATGTAATCTAAATCTGCGTAGAACTCCATAACTATTTAACCTCTACTTCTCTAATGTTGTAAGTGAAACCCTTACCTAGTTTATTTAATTCAGCGATAACCGCTAAGATTTCTTCAGGCTTGCTAGCCTTATTGCCTACGGATAGCAAATTGCCACCCTGCCATAGTGAGTAAGTGATAGTCATTAGTTAGACTCCTTCATGTTAGAGATAACCCAACGGCTTTCGTTAGGTGATAGGTAGCGATGAGACACTACGCCTTGCTTAGTAGCAAGCATTTCTAAGTATGCCTTTCGGCTAATGTAGTTGCCTACTGTATTGCGAAAGACCATAGGGCTTCCTGTATTAGATGAAGCCATAACATGGTTAGGCTCTAATGTT